TTAGCATTGCCGTTAGACTCAACGCGGAAGTCAAAGTCAGCACTATTTTCATTGACCACCATTCCGCCAGAACCAATAAGTACCTTTGAAGAAGAACCGTGGAATAGTTGTAATCCTGAACTACCAATACCCATGCCACCAGTGTTACCTGATGCTTCAACATTAATAAGACTTACGTTATCAGCACCGCCTACTTCTAGTTTGGAGTTTGATATAGATGGGGTTCTATTTATACCAACGCGCCCTGATTGGTCTACCCTGAGTCGCTCAGATGAATTATATTCATCAGTAATTGCTAAATAACCATTTGCACCATTAGACGTAATGCTGAAAGCATCCGTTGTGTTTTCCGTTAAATAATACCCACCTGACGTTTGCGCTTTAATTTTTCCTGAGTAGTCGATACGCATGCGTTCTGAGCCATCAACTTCAACGCCAAAGTAACTGTTAGCCGCCGCATTCCCAGCATCTGCTGCAACAATAAACACACCATCGTTGTCGCTATAAAGTTTTCCATAAACTCCAGAAGTACTGCCTCCTAAGCGCACTTGACCATTGCTAGATGAACCTCGAATTTCTAAATTAGAATTAACTGAGCTAGTACCGATACCAACATTACCGCTAGAGTCGATACGCATGCGTTCTGTAGAAGTTGAAGTTCCTGCTTGAATTGTGCTAAACGCCATTGTGGAGCCGTTAGCAGACCCTTCCGCATAACCCATAATCTCAACATAACGAGATGCAGTCTCAGCAATTCTGATGTTGCCGCCACCAGACTTAGTAAATGTAGCTGTGCCGAGGACATCTATCCCAGATGAGTTAATAGTTAATTGTTGAGCTGAAAATGTATTTACGCCTATTTTTAAAGGATTTGCGCTGTACATATACGCTTGGTTTGCTACGCCAGTTAAACCGCCTGAACTATTATCTGAACCAAGCAAGATATTAGCTCCGCTGTTTGTAAGTTGTAAACGTGCCGCACCAGTAGTTTCTTGAGCTTTAATAAAAGAGTTACTGCCTGTATTTGAGACAGTAACCCCTGTGCTTGTAATAGCACCACAACTAATACTTGATGCACCTATTAACGTACCATTCATCGTTAAGTTTCTGCTGATAGACACATCTTTTTCATCAGTAAGACGCATTGCGATTGCAGTTGTACCGCTTGAGTTGGTCGTGTAGAAATCTAAATTAGATGCGGGTGCGCCAGTAGTATTCTTAACCTTAATTTCACCATCTGGAGCAGTAAAGCCCATAGTGATTGCGCTTGTATTTGCTGATGCTGAACCAGTAATTTTAGCTGAGCCTGTTACGTCTATGCCTGTGGAGGTGGTTTGTAACTTAACTGAGCCGTTTTGATAAAGATAGGTCGAACCATCTTGAACAGAAAAGAATAAATTCTCAGACTCATCTGGAGACATTACTGAAAGCTCGTTTGTAAGTAACCGCAATCCTCCTGTTCCTTGGTCGCTAATGTAACTGCGAGACCCATCATGGTAAATCTGTAAGTCACCATTCGTTTGATTGCCAAACTGTAGCTTGACGTTATCACCTAGAGATAGGTTGCCTGTAAGAGTGCCGCCAGATAGGGGTAGGAATGAGCCGCTAAGATTTGCAAATTCAACTATACTGTTACTAGAGTTCTTATAGAATATTTTGCCGTCAGCATAGTTAATCGCTAACTCACCATGTTCTAATGATGAGGGTGTATTAGATGACGTGCCAGAATTTTTTAACTTAATTGTTTGAGCCATAGAAGACTACCTAATTAAAATGTACCGCCATTTATTGCTACATTTTCAACATTTAAAGCTGATAAAGTGCTTGTATCAAGAACATTAGGGTTTAATGCTGACCCTAAACCTATTGACCATCTATCAGTATCTTCATTCCAAACAATAAATGCGTTTACTGATGTTCCTCTTTCAACTTCAAGACCTGCTTGTCCACTTGGTGTACCAGTAACATTGCTATTTAAAAGAAGTATATTGTCTTCAAAAGTTACTGTCTGACTATCTATTGTTGTTGTAGAGCCATTTACAGTAAGATTACCATGTACAGTTAGATTACCTGATATATCACCAACACCATTAACGTCTAACGAATCAGATTGAATTTCACCAGTAATAAGTACACCATCTGATTTTGTAGATAATTTTTGTGCGTTATCGCAATATAATTTTGAAACACCGTCCTGAACAAATTGAGCATATAATTCATTTGTAGAGCTTCTTACCTCAAGATTGGAACCTTTTATAATTAAATTACCAGTGCCACTTTCTTCAATCATCGAAGCATTTGGATTTGATGTTCCATCGTGAAATATTTTTAAGTCTCCAGATGCACCAAAAGATGCTTTTACATCATCTGCAAACTCTAATGAATCATCTGATTTATCAAAAACTATATTGCCATTATCACCAGTAAATGTAACATCACCAGTAAACGTACCGCCAGACAAAGGCATTTTGTTATTGCCACTAGAATCTGTCCAGGGAACATTAACAACCATTTGATCAGAACTATTATGTTGAATGCCATAAGTTCTGCTCGCAGTTGCACTAACAGCATTAGCTGTAATGGATTGATCAGTATTACTAAAAAGTTTTGAAACACCTAAATGTGTAGCTGTGGCCACTGGACTTGGCGTGCTTGGATCACCAATAAGGTCTAGTTTGTCTGTAAATGCTTGACCACCAATAGTAATAACATTAGAGCCATCACCAATATATAGTTTTTTTGTATCTGCTTTAAAACTATATGCTAATTCTCCAGCAGATAAACTACTAGGAACTGCTGTTCCTGTACTTCTTTTGATTTGAATAGTTTGAGCCATAATAAATATCCTTAAAAATTTTCACCATCAATAATTACGTTTGATAGTTCTCTTGCTGAATTGATAAATGTAGTTCCTCCGACAGCATATCCTACAGTATTGTTAAGTAATCCTGTCATTGTATCACCTGTTTTTTCTACAAATCCAGAACCAGAAAATGATTGTGTTGCTACTGGTTCTCCTGTAACTGAATCAAAACCCAAAAATTTACCCTTACGAATATCCTTTAAAGGTAACTCCATTGTGCCTACAGCAGCATCTTGATCTTTTAATCGTAATGTTCTATTGATTGCAGTTTGTTGTTGGTTACAAGCTAACCATAATCTATCGTAATCATTGTTAACTTCATCAGCTAAAAATGGCCCATTTGGTTGAAATACTGTATCTCTATCTAAATCCATAGCCATAAATATAGTTATGGCAGTACCTTGTGTTGGGAAAATAGGATTGTTATTGCTGTCTTTTAACGTAAATGTAATTGTTCCTCCTGAACCTACACCTACGTTTTCAACGGTATAATTAGTATTTAATGTCTGTACAACACCACCAAGCAAAACTTTTACATCTGATGCATCATTTAATTGAAATGTATAGTTGTATACATTCTGATCATTACCAGCAATGTAATCGTTTCTAGTTGTATTTGCTGTAACTGTCATTTTTACGCCTTATTGATTACCTGTTAATTTTTCTAATCTACTTCTTATTTCACTAAATCTATCTTGACCAGTTAATTTATTATCTGCTTCAATTCTATTAAGATTAATTTGAGCGTCTAGTTCTGGAAATTCTTGTAATAATTGTTTCTTAGCTACTTCTCTGTATTTTTTTATAACTTTTTGAAGTTGTTTATTTTTACTGCCACCTTCACCGTCTGTAAATCGTTTGTAAATAGGACTGTTTATTTGTTTTTTTAATGTTTCAAAAAGTGTTGATTTTATTCCTTTTAAATCTTCTCCAGATGCAAGCACAACATATCTATCATATTGTTGAGGAGTTAATTTTACTGCACTTATTGTTCTTGATGGCATACCAATATCTACTTTTTGAGCAACCATTTCATCTGCAACAACATTAAATTTTTTAGTAGATTTATAAATAGGAGACATAATATCTGGGCCTAAACCTCCTTCTAACAATATTGGTTCACCAAACATATTTCTAACTGGCGGTAACTCATCACTATATCCTGGCACTCGTTTTTTAATATTTTCTAAAGTAGTTTCTGAATACCTCATTGCTGGATCATTTATTCTTGCAAGTGCATAAATGCCAGATGGTACTGCACTTGCAGCCATACCTTGTGCCCATTTTATAAGAGAAGAACTATCTGCATTTGGATCAGCTTTTTGTCTTTCATACGCTTCTATAAAATCAAATACACCTTTTGCAAAAGTTCTACTTACAAAACTATTGGCAGCTGCCAATGTGACTGCGGTTGTAGCACTCAAATAATCAGGATCATCTTGATCAATTTGTCCAACAATTTCAGTTGAGTTAGCAGCAACCATCAAAAGCTGTCCAATAGGATCAAGTCTTGAAATAGAATAATATGTATCACCAATTAAAATTGAATTTGCTTTCCATCCAGTCATTTCTAATATTTTTCTTTGATTTTTATTTACAGGGCCATTACCTGTAATTTTTCCTTCCATAGCGTACATACTTGATATAGCCATAAAAGTGCTGCCTAATGCTACTCTTGCTAATGCTAAATCTTTTTTTGCACCACCTGATGCTATATCTTCTCTAAATTTTCTTGAAAGAGGTGCTGCTGGTGTTCGTGCTAAAGCATAAGAAGCAACATTAATGGGTGTTCTAATAAAAGGTGCAGTTACTTTTAACAAAGGACTTAAAATAGGATTATCTCTACTATCTCTTGCTCTTTGAAACATTTTTGTAGTTTTACCTAAATCATCAGTAAACGTCTGATAATTTCTAGCGTTCATTGCTTCTAAATGGATATCTTCTGGTGGATTTTCTAAAGTTTCTTTTACTTTTGCTACAAATTCGTCACCTTGTAAATTTAAATCAGATGCTTTTCTGTATGCTTGTGCATTTAATTCCATTCTGTAAGCAATAGATTTAAAAAATTCATCACCAGCTAACAAAAGTCTGCCAGGCAATCTAACCATATTTCCAATAAAATCTACTGCTCTACCTAATAACCCTGATGCTTCTAAATTTTCTGCCGTAATTGATGATTTGTTTTGAGTTTCTAATTTTGTAAGTCTATCTGTTGGTTCGCCTGTTCGTAAAACCCTTGAAGCTGCTATATAACCTTCTTTTATTCCTTCTAATATCCCAACTGCTTGAGCATCAGCTTCTTTAAAAGGTATGTTTTTACTAAATACTCCAGCTATTTTTCTTTCAGCTACACTGTTTAAAACTACTGACGCATTACTTACAATATTAACAATATGTGTAGCTGGATTTGACAATAAGCCGTTGATCCAAACTTCATAAAACATATCTTGCTTTCTAGCTTTATTTAAATCTCTAATATATTTTCCAACTTGTGCATCTGTCTTATAAGTGCCTAGAGCTTCAGCAATTTTTTTCATATTGTCTGTGCCACCAAACTCTTCTAATGCTTCGTTAATTGCTTGTAATTGAGCTTTTTGGCTTTGTGCTTTTATTCTCAAAGAACTCAATGCACGACCTGCTTCTGCGGTTGCACCTGAAACTTGTAGCTGTATTCCTTTATGTTGCTGTAATGCTCTTTGCAATAAAGCAAGTTGTACTTCATCACCTGTCTCTGCTTTTTTTGCAATCTTTAAAACATTTTCTGCTGACGAAACTAAAAGCTGTCTTGATGCAACAAGTTGTTCTGCGTTAAATGCTTCTCCAATACCTCTTGATGTAAGTTCATCAACAGTCATTCCAAGATCTTCTGCAAGTTTAATAGTTTCTTCTTGCTTAATTTGTTCTCTACGTGCTTGATTTATATCTACACTGTCAGATTGTGCTATTTTTGTAATTAAATCTTTTACTTGTTCAGATGTTTCTAAATTATTTACATTTATATTTTCTGCATCTTCTTTTTTTGCTTTTGTTTTACCTTTTTTAAATATTTGTATTTTTGCGCTTGAATCTTCTGCTAACTTTTCAAAAGGAATAAACTCAGGTTCTTTTTCTTCTCTACGTATAGCTGGACTTTTTACTGATTTTTCTTCAGTTTCTTTAACTGCTTCATCTACAGTTTTATTTTGTTCTTGTGCTTTTTCTTTTAAATTTTTATTTTTTTTAATTAATTTTACAGTTTTAAAAAGACCATCTGCTAAACCACCTAATGCAAGACCTTCAATTCCATTTTTAAATTTGCCTTCTGCGAAAGTGTCATTTTCATCTGATTGTAGATATTCTGTTACAGGATTTTGTAACTGAGGATATTGTTGTACAAGATCAGATAATCTTGCTTCATATGGGTCAAAAACTGTTGCATCTGCAATAAAACCTGCTGCGTATGGTTGTGCTCCTTTTGCTATTTTTGCAGCTTTTGTTGCTTTTAATGAAGGAATAAACCCTGTTAAAAATTGTGTAACACTTCTGGTAAATTGACCTGCTCCTGTTTTTGCTGGTGCAATTTTTTTTACTTTTTGTTTTGGCAAATTAAATATTTCTTCTACTGTTTCACCTGCTTCATTTATTGCATCAAATACACCAGCTATTGATTGAGTAAGAACATCACCAACACCTGTTGCTATTGCTCGAGGGACAGTAGGATCATCTGGTTGTTTTTGATCTAGTTGTTGTTGTTCAAATAATTTATTTAATCTTATTTGACCTTCTTGTGCTCCTGTCAAATTACGACTGTTATCAACTTCAACAAAAATTGATGAAATATCATCTATTGCAGATTGTTCTGTTCCTATTGGCGGTGGCATTGTATTTATGTTAGGTATATTTTCTTGCATTATTTATTCTCAGTTTTTTGTAATAAAACAGCAGATAAATCTTTTTTATATTGTTCATTTATAATAATTCTATTTTGAAAATAATTTTTTATATTGGTTAATAAATTATTTTCATCTTCTGTTAACTCTCTGCGATTATCTGCAAAAGAATTATTAGTAATAATTTTTAATGCTGTTTGATAATCTTTATAATCTTCACCATTCGGTAATTTTGGTTTATCAAGATCAAATAAATTATTACTAATAAGGATTTCTCTTGAAACTTCCCAAGGATCTTCGCCCTCATTTACTCGTGAATAAAAAACTACATTTGCGTCAATAATTTTTTGCACAATACTTTCATCAGCAATAATTCCCATTCCAAAAGTATCAATAGTTTTTGTAATACTTTTTTCAATATAATCTGCTGCTCTTTTAATTTCTGTTGATTTTTGTGTAGAAAAATTATTATCTATAACACCTTGTATTTTTTCATATGTTTGTTTAAAGGTTTCTCTTTTTAATCCCCCAGTTGCATAAAGTTGATTTGTTAGTTTCATTGCTGCTATTGGATTTTGTGCGATAATAGAATTTATTTCTTGTAAAGTTAACAGATCATCTTTAATTGCTGTTTCTTGTTTTAAGTATGCTGTTAAACTTTTATATCTTGTTTGATCTAAATTTCCTAATTTCAAATCATTGTCTAATTCTGTTTGATCTGGTCTATCTTTTTCAGCAAGTTGATCAGCAAATGTAATTCTTTTAAAATATAAGTCAGATGTAAAATCTTGAAGTTTTGTTTTTGTCTCTTTAATTTCTGTTTCTCTACGATTTGATTGTGCATCAATTCTTTCATACTCGTCAGTTGCAAGTTTTACAAAAGTTCTTTGTTCTTCTGGTGTGTAGCCTTTCAAAGAAATTGTATCTGTAGGTGTAGAATCATCTAAAGAATCAATAAAATCTAAAGCATCAATAGGGCTTTCTTCATATTTTTGACCTACTAAAAACAAAATTTGCTCTTCATCTAATAATAATTTTGTATTTTTTTTTGCTAGTTCTTTTGCTGTGCTACTTAATACATTAGAAGCATCAATATCTAAAATAAGTTGATTTTGAGCAGTTTTAGCAGCTTCTATATCTCCTTCTTTAGCAAAACCTCTCATAAGATTTTGACCATTTTCAATTAATTTTTGAGCACTTTTTTGTGTTGCTTTTATTTGATTAGTAGTTTGTAAATCAATTAATGATTTTTTGTATCCTGATAAGATTTTATCTACAGAATTTTGAGTATTAATATCAAATGGAGTGACTTGTTGAACACCTTGCAAAAAACTATTTACATTATCGTCAAATGTTTTGACTGGTGTTTCTGACAATCTTGCTTCTGCTTCAAATTTTGTAAAATTTTCTCCTAAATATAACTGAAATTGATTTGTATAATTTTCTAAAGCAAGTTTGTTAGTATACTCTGCTCCATATCCTTTTGCTTTTTGTAGTTCTCCAAATGAAATTTGTCCTGTTTCTGGGTCTGTTTTAATAGCTTTATCTACTGCTTTCTGCGCTTTTTCTGGTGCTTCTTCTGCTGCTTTTGCTTCACCAAATGCTCTAGCAGTTTGAGCAATGCCACCTGCAATACCTGCAAGTTGCTCCATCCTACGAACCCTAGACTCATCTATAGGTGAGGGCTGAAACTTACCGTATCTTTCTATTCTTTGTATAGCCATTATTAAGGACCTTCTTGGTCTCCTTTTTTACCTGGTGCTAATGTTTTAAAAGCAGCTTGCAAATTATCTGATGATTTCAATAACGTAGATACTGCTCCTAAATTTGATTGCCTTCGCGCATCTCTGCCTGACTGAATTATGTTTCTTTGCCGCAATCTGTTTGTCAAACCAATAATCGTTTCACTTTCACCTATAGTTTTTGCTTGTTCTAAAGCTAAACTTGCTGGCGTGCCTTCTGCTGCAACACCAGATGTTGCTTGAGACAAAATATTAGAAGCCAAAACTCTATTTAATTCTTCTCTTCTTTTAAGTTCTTCTGTTTGTGCAGCTATTCTTTCTTCTTCTGCTCTACGCTCTGCGGCTTCTTCTGAGGCTTTACCAGCTTCAATAGATGCAAATGCTTGCGCTCCTGTTCCTGCAATGCTATATGCAGCAAGTGCTTTTTTTGAAACTAATGCTTTACCTACAGTTTGCAATGCAGCTAATATTTGAAACATTAAAAAACCTCTTTTATATAATTATGAAGATTGTACTTCATATTCAATAGCTTGTATGTGAAATGGCATAGGATTAGGTACAGTTATTTCTGGTACTACTTCTATGTTCCAACCATTACCACCGTTATTATCTTGTATAACACCTGTAAATGGCGATAAATCGCTGTTTAAGGGCGTAGATGATGCTGTGCCAAACTCTAACGTAGGTACGGTATTTCCGTCTATAACAACGCCAGCAGACTCTAAAACACGTAAATTCATACGTGTAATCTTTTTATCTCTCATTTGATTTTGACCAGCAATATTACCTGCTGTTGTATTTAATGGCATTGATTTTATTTTAGGAACAAAATTAAAACCTATTTCTACATTAGCTACAGATGCTTGCGCTAAAATAAATGTTTGTTCTGCATTTGAAAGTGCAACAAACGATCCCTCTGCACTTGTTTGTACTACACGATCAGAAAAATGAATGCCTCTAGCAACAACGCTCACTGTTAATCCATCTAAATGTGTACCAGTAGTTGGTGAGGGTAAAAAACATTTATTGCTGTCAATACTTCCTTTGTTTGTTTGTTTTAATGATGCATCTAATAAATAATTTTGATTCCACATTTCAATAGTATAAGTCGTTGTTGTATCTGTGGTTCTTTCATTTACAAAAAATAAACTATTATTAACTGTAGATACTGAAATAAGTTTTAATGGATAAACAGTATTTGTGCTTCCGTTTGTCCATTTTGTAAAACCATTTATATCTTGTGATCTTAATGTGTTAAGTATTGCAGCAGAACCATCTTCATTAATAACAACAACATAGTTAGCATCTTCTGTTGTAGAGCCACTTAATACACCTACATCTGCTGGATTATTAATTAAATGAGAAGATAATACAGATATGTCAACCGAATTGTATGCATCTTCGTTATAGTTATATAGATACTGTCTTAACGTTTTTCCGTTTTTATCAATAAATAATGTAGCGCCATCTAAAGATTTAGCTTCTAAAAACTTTGAACCATGTTGTGTTTGAGCTTTGATAGATACTGTAGCTGGTGTATTGCCTGTTAATAAAAATTCTGCACCTGCGGTAAAAATTTGTAATCCTCTATCTGGATTTATATCTACTATTTCAGTAAGGTTTCTTGAAGATATTGTTACAAATATACCTTCATCATCATCACCTTCTTCTGTAAAAAAATCAAAAAATGAGCCAGCCCTAGATGCAAAAACACTTTGACGTTTTGATTTAGTGCCACCAAACCACAATCTACCTTCAAAAAAAGTAGCTGTTCTTGGATACCCTCTTGTATCTGACCATACATCTTCAGACCTTGGTACGCCAGCAGCAGAGCGTGTAAATGTAATTGCATCTGTAGCTTTTCCACTTGTAAAAAATCCAGTAAATAATTCATATGTTCCTGATGAATTACCATCTAATGTTATTGTATATTGCAATGTCCCTGTTCTTGTAACTACAATGCCGTCATCACCAAATATAGGCATATCTTGTAAATTTTTACGTATGTTTTCTATTGTAGAAGATTGCTCATTTGCATTGCTGTCACCAGCAAAACTTATATTTTTACTTAATACACCCTCTACATCTATTTGAAATCTATCACCTATTTGTACACCAGTAGTTCCACTATTTGGAAAAGTCATTACCTGTATTGCTGCCGTAGGTGTTGGGCTAAGAGCATCATTAAAATCAAACTGAGGTATGTTTAAAAACGGTATATTGTCAATCTGAAAATTTGTATCTGAATTGTTAATAATTCTTTTAGGAAAGTGTTCCATGTGGAACATCAACATAACATTTTCTGTTTGTACATCTCTTACATCTTGTACTTCTGTATTAGCAAATGGTGCTGTTAAAAATGCAACAGGTTGAAAAAATGTTACTGTAGCATCTGTTATTCTATAAAACGCAATATTACCAAATGAATTTGATCTTGCTACCAAACTATAAGTAAGCGTTGGCGTTCCAGCTAGTGTACCTGATGATGGCGGTGTTGTAGTTCCAGATATTTTTTCTGCTCTTGCAATGCCTCCAACTACCGATAAAATTCTATAAGTTGATGAATTAACTGTATAATTATTGCCTACTGTTGGCGTTCCTACGGTTATTGTAAAATTGTATACTTCAAAACCACCTGTTAACACAGAAAGATAATGTCTATCTGACTCAACACTAAAATCAAATGTTTTTGCTTTTGATGCGGTAGTTGTTTCTAACAATACATTAAATTCAGTCAAAAATAACACAAGACTCCCTAAGTCTACACTATCAGAAGTAACCCTTGATATTTTAAAATATTTCCAATTTTGAGCATCAGGTACTTTAAATTTAAAAGATTGTGCATCTTTAGTAACCGTTATTGTTCCTACTGTTGTTTTTGTTGAAAAATTACTTTCTACACCTGCTACAATTTCAAAAGTTGCTGTAAGTGTTGACGTAGTTGCGCCACCACCAGCAGATGCTAACTTAATATCTTTGACTTCAACAAATCTTCCTAAAGACGTTTGGCTGCTTAAATTATAAGAAGCAACAACAAAACCACTTGTTGTTCCTAGTGCATTAGTAACAAATGTTGTAGAAGAGTCAAAGTCATTTATATTAGCTGCTGTACCACCATTTGTATTAGTAATAGTCATTTGTGTTGCAACAAAAGGTTGCTGTATATTTGATGCTGTATCTACGTGTTGCGTGCCAGGTCTACGCTTTAAACCACCTTGCGGTACAATAACTACGTTTTCAGCAGTTTGCATACCTTTATAGTATTGATCTATGTCTACTCGTCCTTTAATAAGAGGAGAAAGCTCTCCACTCATAAAAGCACTTTGAAAAAACTTAGACATGGGCATGGTTAGCCCCTTACATTAACAAATGGATTACTAGCTAAAGGTTCAACAGGACGTTGTTGTGAATCAGTATATCGTGCCATACGAGATGCATTTACATACTGCCTAGCATTTGCATCCATAGCACTACCACTATCTCGTATAGATGGTGCAAAATCCATAGCTAACGCATACTCTATCATTTTACTAAAGTAAACAGGCCATGTAGATTCAGGCGCATTGTAAATATAATCTATATTTAATGTAGATTTTAAATTGGTATATAGTTTGTCACCATACAAATTGTATGGAACTAATGGATTTATTTTAATTAAAAATAATAAATCAGAAGGTAATTGATAAATAGAATCCCATTCTGTTCCTACTGGGTTTTCTGATGTTAAATTTAATGATGCTTTTTTTCTTGCAAAGCTCCATTTAAACTTTGTTAATTCGTTTTGAACAATATTGTCATACAGATTGTTTGCTACAGTTTGCGCTCTTGCATTACCTGTCAATGAGGTAATAGGCAAATCACCAATCAAAATTAAAGCGTTTGATATTAAACCTATCTTAGAAGCCATAATTTACCTTTTAAGAAAGGGGGGATAAACCCCCCATTCAATTTTATACTACTTATGCCGTAATAGTTGTACCAGCTGCTGCGGTTATGCTAGTAGCTGTCAATGCTTTGATATAAGTAATAGTTACCACTGGTGTTGAAGGAGTGCTAGTATTTTTGCAAATTACTAAATCACCAATCTTAAACTCTTCGATAGCGGCTAAAAAATAATCCGCATCATCAACAGCAGTTTTTGCATCGGTTGAAGTGTATTGCCAAGTGTTACCACCAGTACCAGAACCACCAATTCTACACAGTCCATCTCTTGAAAAAGCCATGATAGTTCTCCTTTACACGTTATCTTTGTATTCTACTTTTATAATACCTTCAGCATCACGTACTGCTGCTCCAGCTCTTAACATTCCATTACAAAGGAATGAAGTTCTTTCAGGTATATAATCAATAGATGTTTTCATTTCTATGCCTATTGCAAGACCAATAGCATCTCTGTGATAGAAATATGAATCAACAGTATTTCCAGCTACTGTTAAACCACCTTCTGTCCTAGTTCCAACAACATGTACAGCAAAACCAGCAAGTGTACTAATATCACCTGATACTAATGCTTTTACAGTTTGGAAGTCAGAAGAAGTAGCCTTTGTATCTTTTAAAAGACCTTTTAGTCCGTCACCATTTATAGCCGCGTGTAGATCAGTGCTAGGAACATTTTGCTTACGCAATGTTGCTTGCGCTTCTACAACTTTGTCCATAGTCAAACCTCCACTACCATGAGCTATTGTTGTTGGTGATGCACCATTCATAACATCAATAATAAGCTGATCTTCTCTTCGGCTTAAAGCACCAGCTATTGTACTAGCAAGCTCTTGCTTTTCGTCAAAGTTAACTTCTGCTTGATCAAAAATGTCTGTATATTCTGGAGCATTCCAGTTTTGAAGTGTGGCTGTTATCAAACTATGCGTAACATCCATTGGAGTAACTAAGTCAGACGTTGATTTCTGATTAGCTAATCCTTTTCCCATTTTACGAAACTTATATGTTTCGCCTACTACATTGTTTCTAACAGTTACAGATGGCTTGAGAAGACCCATGCCAGCATATTCATGCTTGACCATTGAATCAAACTCGATTACTGCAACCGATGTCAAATTAACACTCATAATTATATCCTCAAAAAGAGTAAATTAAATAATTTTTTGAGGTTTTAGCTGAGTACCCAGTAAAATGGTCAGCATCCAACCTAAATTTACTGGGCGATATACGGTATCCAGTTGTCCCGATTATACATCGGTTAATATATTAATATCAATTATTACCAGCAAATGCTTCTAACATACGTTTTACTTTGCGGTCATGCTCAATATTAACACTTCTTAAAAGATTACCATGTTCATCTTTTTTATACATTTCAGCTTCTATCATTTCCATAGAAAGACCTTCAGGATTTGGCCCACCTTCAATCGGAAGCCTAACAGGTGCAGTCGCTCCTACAATCATTTCAACTAATTCTATGTTTTCAGCAGTAGTAACTAATGATCTTGCTTTTTCATAAGTTTCAGGATCAAGATTGTTTTTCATAAACCCTTCGACATTCTTTATTCTTGTTTGAGCATTGTCACCAAGTTTTTGCAGCTCCATTTCTTGACTGACTTCTTCTACTGCTTGCTCTTGTGCAGTTAATAACTCCCATGCTTCACCAAAAGCATCTGCACTCATGTTTGTTTTTTCAGCAAAGGCTTCTAGTTCTTGATATAAAGCATCATCTTTATCTATACCTTCTGGTGGTTGATAACCATCTTTGGGCGATCCTTTAAAAGCCCCAAACTTTTTAGATAGTTCTGCATAACCTTTTGCTTGATCTGCAACAGTCTTATACTTTTTATCTAACCAATCTGGTGCGTCTCCTACACCTTTAATACCTTCTGCTAAAAAATATTCTCCTTCTGCCAATGTTGGTTCAGCTTGATCTAGCAGGGTATCGTTTGTTGTTTCTTCAACGGCCTGTTCAACTTCTTCTGACATTGTTTTATCCTTAAATTATTTCTGCTTGTTTAAGTTGATTAATTATAAATTTAACAACACCTGACTCGCCATTATGGTATGCAGCTTCATAATTAATGTTGGTAGAACCAAACTGTGTATCATTTTCATAGATAAATCGTTTAGTTAAGTCAGACAAAATACTTTGTCCATCTTCAGATGTAAAGACTCTGTGATATTTTTTAGAAAGTTCTTTGTAGTTTTCTTTGCGTATTTCTGATTCTTTCTTAGCTTGTTGCGCTAATTCAGGATTATCTATGTCTGTCCAACTCATTGTTGTGGCATAGGCCTTTCAGATGTCTTCATTCCAGCTTCTTCTGCTTGTGCACCAGCTTGTATAACTTGTTGTTTTTCTGCTTGCGATCTTACTAATTCTGCTGGCATACCAGTTTTAGATGCAACCCAAGCACCAAAATCTTCTAATTTAAATCCTATTAATGCTTGATCTGGCCCCGCATTTTGCATTACAAACTGTACTGCTTGCTGTACGTTAATAATGTCCTCACCATCTTGAGCTTTTGCAAGAGGTGATAAAAATTTAATTTCTACTTCTTTACCGTCTAACTGAATTGGCTGTAACAAACCTCTACGTGTAAGAATATAAGTAACTCTTTTAAGTATTGGTATTAAAACTTCTGTTTGTAATCTACCAAATGCTGATCCTATTCTTCTTGCAAGCTCTCTTGAGTCTAAAGCAATCTCTGTTGCTGATCTAACTGGGCCTGTAGGATCACGCAAATCATTAAACAAAGTTTTCTTTATAGCTGCTTGCAAATCTTGTACTTCAAACTGCACCAAAGATAGGTTAGTTCCTGTGTCTAATCGCTGTATAGATGGGTTTTGTGAGTTATTAGAGCCTACAGGTATTACTACTCCTGGACTAATTACTATGTTGTATGGATTAGTAACGCCATCATCTGTTGCTGTATACATACCTGACAAATCTATAGCTGCTTTTTGTAATACAAACTCTTTTACTTTATTAAGAGAGCGTACATCAGGTAATGCTTGTACTGCTGGGCCTCTACCACGTATTTCACCAGCCGTTTTAGAGTATCTTCCTGTTACCCAAGGGCTAGATTTACCGTAATCTTCCATCCAACTAATAGCATTGTCTTTATCACTCCAAACAATACCGTAATATTTTTCTTTTTTAGGATCAAAAATTACACCTTCACGTATATCGCACTCTGTATCAGGTTTGTTTTCCATAATAGACTGCATAGTTTGTGTAGGCTTGTATCCTCTGTACTTGCGAGGTATATCTCTAGCCTTCATCTTAAATCTACGCCAGTGTGTTTCTACAGTTCCGTATGGCCCTTCTTCAAATGCAATACCTTTTTGCGGTATGGCTGTAAATACGATAGGCATATCATTGTCATCAGCTTCATCAATACGTAATGTGCCTGTACCTACTAGTAAATCTAGTGCGTGCTCAAAAAATTGAGTAGCAAAGTTTGATCTGTTTATGTAATCAAAAACAATAGTAGCTTGAGATTCTAAATTTTCGCGTATGTCTTTTTCTGTAACATCAAAATCACCTGATTCTAGTTCGTTTACAATCTCATTAGAGGGTGCAAACGTAGCCCAACGTGCTTGAATAGGTGCAATGTTTTCCTGAAGTTTACTAGCTGCTTGCTGTATAGCTTCCATAGCCGTTGAATCAAAGATACGATCCATTTTCTTTTGACCTTTTGCAAAGTCATCAAACAAATTTCTGTTTGGTAAAAAGTATTCATAAACATCATCTAATAAATCATGCCAGTTAGACATTCTTTTAAATGCATCTGCCTCTCTTCTTTTAATGTCTTCGTATGATCCTAGTTCTTTTGGAATTTGCATAATAAATTCTCAGTTAAACTCTTGAAATTCGTGCGCGACCAGACGTATTTGAACTCAAACCGCTTGATCCATAAGCGCCACCAGATGATCCAAGCATACTTCCTGTGCTTCCGCCTGTTGATCCACTTGTTCGTTTTCCTGATCTTGTAGATGATGTGTTTCCAGAGGCAAGTAAAGACGCTGAACCTAATCTACCACGTGCAATTGCTTTAAGTCTTTTTTCTGATTCTTCTATCTCTTCATCAAGCCGTCTTGATTGTCTTTCAACAACTGCAAGCTCTTGTGCTGATGGCTCTGGGGCTTTAGGTCTTTTTAAAAATCCCATGATTACTTCCTCATATGCTTTAATAGTTGATAGGGTGTTAAAATAAAAGGATTATTTATTCCTAAAAGCTGTTTAATGTGGCCTACACAAGTATTTAACATAAATAATGACCTTTTTTTCTCTATAGGAACATAGTCCACTATAGCAAAGATGTTTTGGATTATACTATCTTGGTCTTTAACAGTAAATAAATCAAACCCTTCCTGTCTTTTGCCATGTATTATGTACCCACTAGGCGATGGTTTGACTAAATAACAATGCCGACAGCCTTTTTTTAGTAACCATGACCACCAATTTGTCTTATCATCCTCAAAAATTACAAAAACTTTGTTCATTAAAATACACTAACTTGTATCTTTGCAGTCGTAGGTTTAGAAAAGTTAGATACTCTTGTAAGCGCAGCTCTGCCTTCACCCTCACCCTGTAATGCGTACTCTAAGGCTTCTACTGGGTGCGAATATTCGTTTTTATCTGGCTCATCAGTGTATTTTTCACCCTGAGTTTGCACTCTTCTGTAACAAAAACCACCCTGAAGCCCTTTTCTAATCATAGATGCTTTAGGCAAGACAAGAAATCTAGGTTTACCATCCATACACATTTCTTTCATAGGCACTTCTAATGCTGCTCTGCGTTTCATAGGATCATTGTTTACTGTAGGCTGACAGGGTATACCTGCGGCACGCAGTATTTGAAAGGGTGTATCAGAGTTTGCTTGATTTCTATTGTTACCAGATGGATCGCCCCATCCTTTGTAGTTGTGATTAGGATAATGTTCTTCAATATACCGCTTGAGTGATGGCGCAAAGTCTATAGCACCTGAATCTTGCTGTACAAATTCATCAAAACATACCCATCTGCCCATAGCTGTACGCTGTAAAAACGCACACGCTGGCGTTCTACCAAAGTCAAAGCCTAAAATAATTGGTGTAGACCTATCTAAAGCAAAATCTATGTGCTGACAGTGTACGCTATCCGTATACATGGGGTGTACAGGCTTACCATTAGACACAAATCCATATTCATTGGCTAGATTTACTTTAATCCAGTCATCAGACTTACCCTGCATACCACGATCATAATACCCTTCAGGTAAATTTTTAATGTTTTCTGCCTTATTGTTTATCTTCCAACTCTCTCCATCCTTCAATACGCCACCAGCCTGTCTAAAAAATGACCAGTTATCAGGACGTTCTATCTCCGCAAGTTTAAAATACCAGTGATCTTCATCAGGTGCATTAGAATCACCTATAATTCCATGATGTGTAGCCGTACATCCTTCTTTATTTGATGGGTATCTGCCATGTCGTAGGTCTAACATGTCTAAAACGGCCTTAGAATGCTCTTTCGTCTCGTTTAGCCACACCCAGGTAGTCTGGATACCCCTAGCCTTTTTAACGTGCTCTGGGCGATCAAATGCGATAAAGATCACATCGCAATGAACGTATGTCCCATCCTCAAGTTTAAATCTTATAAAATGTGTTGGGGGTTCTTTATTGCCTTGTTTGAACTCACCCAACTCACCATGTATTTCTAACCAGTCTTTGATGGTAGTAGAAAAGAGTTCTGAGTAAGTATTTCGTGCTGCAATAACACGAGATAGTCTAACATTGTAATTTTTATGTGTTTTTGTCTTGACAGGTGCTTGCTCACACATCAAATCAAACAATTTAAGAATACATTGAACAGTCTTACCCGATCCCAACGGCCCCATAATAAAAGAATTACGCGCACGACAGTCGTTAAATTGCTGAAGTACCTCACCCTGGGGCATAAGGTTATATTCAATTCTCATTTTTTAGACCAATTTATCTTATCAAAATTGTCTTCAAAACGCTGTCTTGATGTTTTAGAAGAGGTTCTTGCATGACTACCCTTACCTCCGTTATATTCAGGAAAATACCTATCACGTGTCTCTTTATCTAAACTGTGAACATGATTAGGCCCCTTTTTACCGCGACTACTCATTGAACTCATAACCACACCTTTGTTTTTGTACCACCATCATAATCTACAGCTAAATTCTCTGATTTAAGAAGATCAGCTACATTACCGCGCTCACAATATAAATCACCCAATATACGCCCATATTTATCTGTACCATACGATTTAATTGTAATGTGACCCTTTAGGTACTCTTTTAACCTAACCTTCGCTAAAAGCCCTAATTCTTTCTCTTTTGCTCTCTCAGGATATTTCTTTAAATTAATGCGTGACTCAGGTGTATCTATACCAGCAATCCTCACAGACTTCTTATGTAAATAAACAGAAAAACCTAAATCAATCTCAGATAACACAACAGTATCACCATCAATCACACGACCTAATCTACAATTATATACAAAAGGCTCTATTGTCATTTAAATTTTTTTTTGGGGGGGATATATATATACATATGTAACGCGACTCCGAGATAGGGGTGCTATTCTGAGCCAGCAAAGTCTTTTCTATTTATACTGACAACTAATTCATCTTCCATCTTAATTTCTTGACTGCGAAGTTTCGGGGTCAGATATTCAGCCACACGGCTCCACGAGGTGATGCTTTTCTCGCAGTTAATGATAGACGGCTCTTCTGATACTAACTCATCAAGTTTAACGGCTTGTTTTACCATCTCAATCACTGGATTAAAGTCTTTACCCATCATTTGCTCTAGTTTCTTGTGAATAAAGGCGCGATTCTTTCCCAATCCTCTGGTATTTTGCATTGTATAACCTATATATATGTATTTTGCTCTTAACTGATTGTATTGATTAAATAAATAAAAGACAACAAAACAGCATAATTAGTTATATATTCCCCCTATATATTTAGCATATTTTATCTAATTGTGTTTATCTTGTTGACACTTAGTCACTGATAATATATATTAACGACTCAATCAATCAAAAAAGGCATAACAAAATGAACGTAACAAACATGAAAAGCGCAAGAGGTAATACAGTACCCAATCAATTTATAATTAGCACAAGTGAAGGAGATTATTTCCAAAGCTATAAAAGCATCATAGCGTTAAGGAAAAATGATGGCTCGATAGTATTAGACGACTATTATTGGGATTATTCTGTAACCACTGGCAGATATAGAAACGAGTTTTTAAATGAGGGCATCGCAGAAACACGCAAAAAGATTTCAAGCGGTGAATATCAATTAACAGATTTAAACGCATAAGGGGGAAACTATGAGCAAATTTAATTTATTTGATTATATGGGAGATATTCTTAACCATTTTTATTCTATAAATAACTTGGAGCATTGCTGTGCTCTTGAGAGTTTAATCGGTGGGAATTATAAAACTGATGAGCAAATGATTTTTCTTATGCGATTTTCACGAGTGTGGGAATTAGTGGAAGAAAGGGAAAGCAAAAAAAGGAGGAAAGCATGACCAGTAAAACAATTCTTATCACAGAAACAAGACTTGAAACGGTCAACTACTTTTATGAATTTGAAGGAACCATTGATCAAGCGAAAGAATGGTTTCAAGACAATGGTCATTACAGTTTCATTGATCACGATGTTGTGCAATCTGACATAAACTTCGTTGAATATAAGGAGTTTGAGGAATGACTGACTACACTTGGGATATACCAACAAGGAACGCAAAAGCATTGAGATATTTAGCACAAAAGCAAGAACAGGCCGAAAAACGCCATATAAGGCTCACACGCAACCGTAAACGGATTACAGGTGTCATTGTATCTCGTCTTGGCTTAATGGCTCTAATGGCTTTTATTTCAATCGGTGCGTTTTTGCTAGTAACTTTATTTAATCTAATTTTAAGGGGGTAAAAATGAGTCAGAACAAAAAACTTTTAAGTTATCTTAAAAATAATGGGTCTATTGATCCAATGCAAAGTCTAAATGAGTTAGGCATTTATAGATTAGCGTCTAGGATTCACGAACTTAGGCAACAAGGATTGTTTATTGAAACGGCACGACAAACAAACGGTTACACAAAATACATCTTAAAAAAGGGAAAATAACATGAATATTTTATCATGCTTTGATGGTATGGGTTGCGCTAGACTTGCGCTAGACAAACTCGGAATACCTGTTAATAATTACTACGCTGCAGAGATAGATAAGTACGCTATAAAAATTGCAAAGAAAAATTACCCAGACATTCGCCATGTTGGAGATATTACAAAGATAAAAGACTATTTTCAATATTGCCAAGGCAATACACCCATTGATTTAATTATCGGTGGGTCGCCTTGTCAGGGTTTTTCTTATGCTTCAACTGACAGATTAAACTTTGATGATCCACGATCAAAACTTTTCTTTGAGTTTGTATGGTTCTATTACCAGTTAAAACCAAAATACTTTTTACTTGAAAACGTGCGAATGAAAAAAGAATGTCAGGATGTTATTTCAAAGTATCTTGGAGTTGAACCTATAGCCATCAATAGCAATCTTGTTAGCGCACAAAACAGGAATCGCTTGTACTGGACAAACATTCCGTTTTTAGGACAGCCAGAAGACAAGGGCATCATGTTGCGTGACGTTTTACTTGATGATGCACAAGAACCAATGCTCTCTAATATCTATGGTGGTTTTGGTGAGAAGAAACCACGAGTGCATTATGGAAAATCAGTAACCATGAGAACAGGATGTGGCGGTGGTCATATCCCATCAGTTACAATTAAAGATGGCATCAGACAGCTAAATCCTATTGAGTGCGAAAGATTGCAAACTGTACCCGACAACTACACTGAGGGAGTATCAAATACTCAAAGATACAAAATGTTAGGAAATGGGTTTACTGTAGATGTTATCTGTCATTTATTGAGGGGCTTGAAACAGCCCCTTTCTTTTACCAGGGTACATCATCATCAAAACCATCATCAGCTATCTTTGGTTTAGTGTAAGACTCTTGATCCCCATCTGTATAAAACACATTAACATTACCCAGTATCGGAGTTTGTAATTTCTGTTCTCTCTCTTCTTTCGTTGTTGTCTGGCTTATAAAACCATTCGCATCGTATTTATTCTTTGCCGTAGTATCCACAAAAGTCGTTAAATTTAAATAGGTTCCCTTGTCACCCTTGAACATTCTTTCTTTGTCAATCTTGTTGACGTTGATTTGTATGTTTAATCCTAGTTTCATATCACCCTGCCATTAATTTGTTAAGTTGATTTGATTCTTGTTCACCAAGAATTTTATGTAAAAACTTTAAGTCAAATGTATTAAGGTGTTCTACTTCAACCTTTACATCGTAATAACTGTCTTGATCTGTTAGACCCTCAGATATATCGTCCTTTAGTTTTCTCCATCTATCGCTGCCATAACTGCTTAACTGCCTTATCTTGTCTTTCTTTGCAGTTACCTCGCCACGCCTAAACGAATTAAACAATCCTATCTGCTGCTCTTCTGTGCATTGAGACATAAGAGCGTGCATTGTCATACCATCATTGCGTTCTAGCGCATCATCTAACATGGCCTTTTGTTCTAACGTGTACGAGGGCTTAACCGAAAACTCGTCAGCTTCATCCTCACTGTACACGTCACCATGTAATCCGACTAACTTTAAAATTACACGATCTTTTGCACGCTTCTCTGCCATCGCAAACGGATAACTATTCTTGCAGTTGTAAGGGGCAGATTCACCTACTGACCACTCAGACTTATCACCTAAATGACCAGTAACCAAGACAGCGACTTCTTTGTTTTTAATACTAACCTCTATAAAATCTGGCTTATCAAACTGTATTCCCTTGAACGCTGCTAACTTCTCAAGTGTTTTATGCTTGATAACTAACGTACCATGACAATCCCACACCGTATCGTTATCAGGTTTGATACCCATCTCTCTAAATACTTTTCCAACATTCTCTGGTATGTTGTTCTTCATTTTATAACCCCAATAATCGTTCGTTAAACTTGTTCAATGGATCAAATTTAGCATTGTCCATTTGCTCTTTTGCATACCTAGCACCATAAGCATGATCGTATTCTTTTGATTGACCAGGCATATGTGGCTTGCCCAGTTGACAGTCAGCATCACCACGATCATAGTCAGATAGCTTTTCATATGACTTGTACTCCTCGTCTGTTAAACAATCCCAACAAACATAATGGCAGCCATCATCAAAGTCTTCTTTTTCTGTCATTAACCCATATATATCTGATGGCACCCATAAATCACCATCTTTATTTTGATCACATCTATCACAATAAATGATCTCATCATTCGGAAATTGCCATACCATTTTATTAATCCCTTTTTAATTGATTGAAAATATATAGTGACACAATGTGAAAAGTATGTCAAACTTATTTAACAATATAACAAGGAATAACAATGACAGAAGAACAAACAATCCACTTGAATGTGGGTAAAGCAATCAATCATTATTTAAAAATGTTTGGTATGAATCAATCACAGTTTGCCATTAAATGCGGTATGTCTAGGTCGATGATTACATATTTAGTAAACAGTAAAAGAGCACCATCTATAAGGACATTACAGAAGATATCTAATAGCTGCGAAGTAAAGCTATCTGAATTTATAAGGGCTGCTGAATGAGCAATTACAATTTTGTAAAGCCAAACTATTACGCAATTATCCCAGCTAATGTTAGATATGATGACAAGATATCAGCTAATGCTAAGTTACTATATGGTGAGATAACTTCATTGTGCAACAAGGAGGGAAAGTGTTGGGCAACAAATTCTTATTTTTCAAAGTTATATAACGTACACAAAAACACAATCAGCAAATGGATAAGTAGTTTAGTTGACCTTAAGTATATAGAAATAGAAATAATATATGCAGAAAATTCTAAAGAAATAGTAAACAGGTATATCCGAATTCGAGGTGAGGGTATAAACGAAATCAGTTATACCCCTATAAACGAAATGCTGAAGGATAATAATACAAGTATTAATATTAAATTTAATATACCTACAGTTGATGAATTAGAAAAATATAAAAAAGAAAAAGGTTATCAGTGTGATGTTAAACAATTTTTTAATTACCATGAGTCAAAAGGATGGATTGTTGGCAAAGTTAAGATGAAGAATTGGAAACGTGCATTGAGTTTTTGGGAATCAAACAACAAAAAATGGAGCAAGAAAGATGGAGACAAGACAACAGCTAGAGCAACTTATGCATCAAGCATCTACGACTACGATAAAGCAACAGACTTTTAGTAAACAAGACAAAGATGTTATTGCATATTTCTTTTTAAGATTACAAAACACTTATGGTATTGCAAAGATGCAGTCGCAATGGCCTGACTCGCATACCTTGTCATTAGCTAGAAGAGAGTTTGGTAAGTCAATATCAAGATTAAGCAGAGAACAGATCAATGCTTTGTTTGATGTAGTACACGATGAAAGACAAAAGGGTAATGATAAATTTTTATTTCCTGACATTGATGCAATACTTGGTTTGCAAAAACAAAACGCAAGGATAGCAAGCTATCACAAACTGTACATACCCCATCAACTAGCACCCAGGGAAGTAAAAGATAGGCGTAAAGCAAACATAATTGCTCTTGATAAAATGAGGAAAGAGTTAAACATATGAATGGAAATACAAAGTTTTTTGTTTATCGTGGCAAAACTAATAAGTTAATTTTTGGTAACAAATATTCACGTACTGAAATAGCAGAATTATTTGATAGATCAACATCTTTTGTTTCTAACAGATTAAAAAATAAAAAATCATTTACAGACTCTGATTTGGAAATAAGAGAAAGAAAAAAACGATTAAGAAAACGACAATCGCTATATGACACAAAGAATTTAAGTAGCGCATGGTTAAAGAAAAAACTTATATAGGTGAATAATGTCTGAACAATGGTTTATAAATAATCAACACAAAAAAGAATGTTTTAAAACATTTGTGGATGAAATTTGTGAGAGCAATGATTGCGTAACATTTATATGCAAAACAGGTAAACCCAGATCACCCAAACAGCAAGCAGCACTTGAGGTTTATTTTAGAAATGCAGCAAATATGTTAAATGACGCTGGTTACTATCATCAATTAAATGCAGATTTTCTTAGAGATTCTATTGAAATACCCTGGACGCAAGAATCATTTAAAGAATTTTGGCGATCAATACAGAACACAATGTACGGTGTATCATCAACCACAGACATACAATCTGACAAAGTATCTAAGGTCTATGATGCTATTAACTCAGCATTGAGTGAGCGTACAGGCATACACATACCGTTCCCATCAAAGCCAATGACAGATTTATGAGTCAAAAACTACGCAAGAAATGCCTGACTGCTATACAAAAACTAGCAAGGATATCTGCTGCTGATCAGCTTGGTATGGTGCAATGTGTATCATGCGACAAAAAATTGCACTGGAAAGATGCAGATGGTGGACACTACATAGCCAAGGGTAGTTCATCATATTGGGCGTTAGAGATAGAAAACGTACACCCACAATGTAAAGGATGTAATTGTTTTGGTATGAGTAAGGGCAGCGCAGAAGGACAGTACACATTATGGATGATAGATATGTACGGTGAAGACTTTGTTAGACAAATGCATCAAGACAAACGAAAACTAAAAAAAATGTACAAACAAGATTATGAAGATATGCTCAAAGAATTTAATGAATTAATTAAACATCACGAAGAAAGATTATCCTGACCCCAAGTTGATAGGCTAAAAAAAGGGTGTAGAGTTGGGGACAAATTAAATACTTGCATTAACTCAGACACTTGTTAGAATAAAAGTCCTTTTTATGATTGTATGAAACCCCCTTTTAAGCCCCACATGGGGCTTTTTTTTTGTTATACTCAAAATATGGAGAAGAAAAGTTTACTCAAACGTATCGGTGTATCTGGTTACAACAAAGCAAAACGCACACCAAATCACCCTACAAAATCACACGTTGTTGTTGCAAAAGTTGGCGATAAAGTTAAAACTATACGTTTCGGACAGCAAGGAGCTAAAACTGCTGGCAAACCTAAATCTGGAGAGTCTCAAAGAATTAGAAATAAACGAGCAAGTTTTAAAGCAAGGCACAGAAAAAACATAGCACGCGGTAAAATGTCTGCTGCGTGGTGGGCAAACAAAGTTAAATGGTAAGGAGATAATTATGCCGTATCACACAGGTTCAAAAAGCAAACCAAAACCAAAGCCAAAGAAAAGTAAGCCAAGGAAATAACGTGGCAAAAGGTACAAAACATTACTTTGCTGACGGCAGAGAGTACACAGGAGGCACTCACAAGATGCCAAATGGTGAAACACATAGCGGTTCTATGCATACAAAGAACAGTAAAAAGTTGTTTCATTTCAAAAACTTATCAGAGAAAGCTAAGAAAAAAGCTAAAGGTGAATAACTATGGATAAATCAACCAAAACAAAATTATCCACCAGACAAAGAAAACGAGCACAAATAAGTCCCAAAGATCATATCACAGTTGCTTTTCAACAAATAAAAGGAACAGATAAAAACTCTGTAAAACAAAACAAATTTGTATTTGCTCTATCACAATTAAAAAAGGCAAAAAGCAAAGAAGAGTTACGCAATTTAAAAACTTTAATTGATAAAAAATCAGCGTCTTTAAATAATGAAGAAAAGAAAATAACTGCTGAATTTAAAACTCTAGCTGGTAGTATTTACAATGACACCTTAAAAAAAGTAGGTGATTGATATGGACATGAATAGAAAGAAAAAACTAACTGCACGACAAAGAAAACTTGCAGCTATGTATGGTGACAAAAATAAAATTACTCGCGGTGATGTTATTGCTGCTGCTAAGAAAGGTAAAAAATGACATCACGAGTCAATGAAGCTGGTAACTATACCAAACCTAGAATGAGAAAAAGTTTATTTGAAGCTATCAAACGTGGTGGTAAAGGTGGTAATCCTGGGCAATGGTCAGGCAGAAAAGCACAGATGTTAGCAAAACAATACAAAGCTAGAGGTGGCGGCTACAGGTAATGGCACTCAGGAAGCCACAGAAATCGCTCTTAGACTGGGGTAAACAAGATTGGGGTACTAAGTCAGGTAAACCATCTACAGTCGGCCCTAAGGCCACAGGAGAGCGTTATTTGCCACGTAAGGCTAGACAGGCATTATCTTCTCAAGAATATGCAGCAACCAGTAGAAAGAAAAAGAAAGACACTCAATCTGGTAAGCAAGTATCAAGACAACCTAAACGTATAGCAAAGAAAACATCTAAATATCGTTAGTAAGACCACATAACAGATTCTGTATTTCTGTTATCAACGTGTATAAAAGTTTTAGCTATACCTATACCATTAAATCCCATCGCTACAGCGTTCTTTACAATCAAGTATCTTTCCATACCATTGTTCACTTTAATATCAGATGCTATGCCTTGTGCATGAGTACCAGGCTTTGCTTTCTTTGATTCAATACTATGTGATGGGCTTCTGTATCCACTTGTAATTATAAATGGAAAGCCACAAGCATCACGTAAATCGTCTAACTTATATAGAAAGTTTGGACACATTTCATTATCGCCTGTTTCTTGGCAATCAAAATCTGATAGCTTAAAGTATTTCACTTTGTAGGTTTTTTTGATTTGGGTGCAACTTTCTTTGGTGCAGCTTTTTTTTGACGTACTGTTTTATATGCTTCATTTTTATTTGGTGTTGATTTGTCATCACCTACAAACTGTCCCTTTTCATCTCTGTTACGTACTGTAACGTCTTCTGAATTAGTAAAAAAGTTTACAACACTTCTAAATAAACCCATGATTATTCTCCTATTTCTTTAGTTTCTGGCCCGAAAAAAAATATAATAACAAACATTCCGATAATTAATCCAATTAATATAACAACATAATACCATCTGGCTTCAGCACCATTGTAGTCTTGCAACCATCCCATGTTACTTTCTTAAAGTCATTAGCTTGCTAACACCACGTATGCCAAAGCTAGAGCTTATGGCTATAAATAGCAAGTATTGATACCAATCTGGGAGTGTGGATAGTGCTTCAAAGCCAAGATGCACTCTGTCAATGACAGTAGTATCGCCACTTGCTATTGCATACCCAACCATAAAGATAGGGATGCTAAGAACAAGAGTCCAAAATTCATCTTTCCAGCTCCCCTTTGATGACTCAGCCATGATCTGTTCCCAGTTAGCATCATTCTGTATAACTGAAATTTTGGCTTCGTGCTTTGCTTTTTTTTCTTCTGCTTTATTTGATAACCATGTACCAACTAGGTTGGATACTGGGCCTATAAGATTATTCAGCATCTTCTTCAACCTCTGGTAATGGTATTACGTTTACACTTGTTACTGTTACATCTTCACCTACCCATTCTGGACGGCAAAAAGCGTGCTCAAATCCTTGAAAATATTTGCGATCTTTTGACAACTCTTGAGCTACCCATTCACAATGCTGCGGATTTTTAAAGTAAGTTTTTCTTTCATCATTTACTTCAACACCATCCATAACAATAATCAATGCAATAACCAACTTTAGATTCATCGCCTTTCTTTCAACATAATCTCAATAAGCGTTCCTAACTTTTCGTCAGTAGCTTTACTGATTTCAGTTTGTGCAGCCAATCCATCAGCAATAGTTTGTATAGCTTGCTCATTAAGTTTGCTACGCACAGAATTATCGGTAGTTGTACTTTGTAATGTTTCAACAACCTTACTAACTTTCTTAACTTCTTGATCCGTTGCTTGAGCTTGAGCTTGCATAGTTCCCCATGCAATAGCTGCTGGTATAATTGCTGCCATTAAAGGTACAGCCCATGATGGCACTTTAACTGACTCACTCATTGACAATTTCTCCTTCATCTTCTACTGGTTGCAATGACTCTTTGATTGCATTTGCATAAGCAGAAATCAATACATTTTTTTCATCTAACATCATTTGTAATTGACCAAGTTCTTTTCTTAACTCGTTAATTCTTTCTACATGAATTTTGCTTATGTCAGAAAGATCATCTTCTTTATATTCAATATCATCTATAGTAATCATATTATGCGCTCCAAGGTGTTCCAGTTAGTGTTGGGGGGTTTTTTTGATTTTCTACTTGTTGCTTAGTGCTATTTTGAATCTCTGTTTTATCTATTTGCTGCCAAGCCCAATCGAGGCAATTTATTTCCGTCACGCTATCCCAGGAAATATAATTTTCAGCCGTTACATCATATTCAAGTGATACAGTGCCATAGCTACTGCCTGTGTAATCAACACTATCGACTGTTTCAGTGCTTGAAAGCCGCCAATGTAAAACCACAATTGGCTTTTCTGTGGTGTTTTCCCATTCGGTCTCAACAATCGACCAGGTGTGTTTTATTGCCATGTATTACTCCTTTTATGCGTCTGGGTTGTAATCGGTTGCGGCAGTTATTGCGGCATTTATAGAAGACATATCCTCTGAACCCCAATCATCTAGTGCAACACCCATTGAAAGATATCCAGAGCTACGCATGACCCTTTCTTTCTTTTCTGTTTTTGTCATGTCATTGCAAAACTCATTGCTATCATCTAAGCAATTTGTAATTACGCTGACGCTTCCTAGCATTGCTGAGTACATCTGAGCTTTCTCAGCGTCTGTTCGCTCTACTACTTCACTCATATTATTCTCCTTCTAAGGCTGTTATTCGAGCGGTTAATGATTCGATTAATGCTTGTTGCTCTTGAATCGCTTTGGTTAAAATTGGTATTAATTTTTCATACTGCATACCATACTGCTTGCCATCTTCTGACATGGTAACAGCAAGATTAGTTTTGTTTGCTTTGTCATAACCTGCGGCAATCTCAAGTGCTTCAACATCTTGTGCTTTAAATCCTATATCTAACCAATCTTCTTTGTGAGTGCCATCAGGTGTATTATCACCATAGTTAGAACGCTTATCCCACTTGTAGGTGTAAGGCTTAAGTTGATTGACAAAATCTAATCCAACATCTAAGTCTGTGAAGTCTGTTTTATCTCGTTCATCCGATGCAACTGTCAATGCGACTTGTATATGAGCATTGGTAACATTTTCATCGCCAAGCACAATTTGATTAGCACCTGTGGATATTTCTCCTCCTGGACTACCAGAACGACCTGCATCTTCGCCTAAGAATAGATTATTTGTACCACTAGTGACATTAAGACCTGCCGCCCTACCAACAGCAGTATTTCCTGACCCAGTGCAAGCAGTTAAAGCTTCTTGACCTAAAGCAACATTATGATCTCCACAGTTTGCACTTAATGCCGCATAACCAACCGCTACATTTTCTACACCGTCATCAGTAGCATCACCACAAAGTCCACCGATCAATGTATTACGGATACCAGTGGTTATATCATTACCTGCCTGATGACCAATAGCGACGTTAAACATATCACTCGCTGATGCAGGGTTTTGTAAAATTAAAGCGCCTTGACCTATGGCAACAGATTTTGATCCAACTGTATTTGATCCTAATGCACCAAGTCCAATAGCAATATTAAAGTCAGCATCTGTAATTGCGTCTCCTGCTAAACCTCCTATTAATACATTTTGTATGCCCGTTGTGAGATCATTGCCTGCTTCATGGCCGACTGCTACGTTATAAGTTGACGTTGTTGAAGTAACATTAAAGTTTTCTAAAGTTCCTCTTCCAATAGCTACGTTGTCACTTCCACTGGTGTTAGTTGATAAAGAACTATAACCAATCGCTACGTTTGAACCACAATCCGTAAGAGCATCTCCTGCTAATCCTCCAATAAGTGTGTTCCTAACGCCTGATGTAATAGCTAGACCTGCTTGATGCCCTATTGCTACATTGTAAACATCTGTCGCACCTGTAAAGTTTTGACTTACTAGTGCTTGAGTACCAATAGCAATAGACTTAGAGCCTGTTGTGTCAGAAGATAATGCTGAGTATCCAATAGCTACGTTATAATCAGCATCCGTTAAAGCATCTCCTGCAGTTGCGCCAATAAGAGTGTTTTGCAAACCTGTGGTTACTGCTTTTCCTGCGGAATGACCAAGAGCAGTATTATATCCATTTGCACCTGAACCTAAAGTATGTGTGGCAAGTGCGTCTGCTCCTACTGCTGTATTTTTATCTGAAACTGTATTTGTTGCGAGTGACCCATGACCAACTGCTACGTTTTGTCCTCCGATTGTTATAGCACCTGCGGCATTATATCCTACTGCTACGTTGTTATTGGCTCCTTGCATTGCATCTCCTGCAAGGCCACCTATAAGGGTGTTTTGTGTGCCTGTGGTTACTGATGCACCTGCGTTAAAGCCTACTGCTGTGTTATGAGAATCAGTAGAAGAAGTAAAATTTTGAACATTTAAAGCACTGTGACCTATAGCTACTGATTTATTTCCTTTCGTATCTGCACCTAAAGCTCCTACTCCTAAAACCACATTGTAGTCAGCATCTGTAAGCGCATCTCCTGCTAAGCCTCCGATGAGAACATTTTGTATGCCTGTGGTTACTGCCGCACCTGCGTTATCACCAATTGCAACATTGTGAACATCTGTAGCTGAAGTAAAGTTTTGAGCTTCAAGAGCCGAATGACCAATAGCAATTGATTTACTACCTAACGTGTCAGCGGTTAAGGAATGAGAACCTATTGCTACATTGAAATCTGCATCTGTTAAAGCATCACCTGCTAACGCACCTACAAGAGTGTTGCGGATACCTGTGGTAATTGCGGCTCCTGCCGAAGCTCCGACAGCAACATTGTATGCATCTGTGCCAGAACTAAAGTTTTGATTAAGTAAAGCGTTTCTACCTATAGCGATACTCTGTTGTCCTTGAGTATCACCGCCTAATGCACCTTGACCAATAGCTACGTTATTATAACCAGTAGTTAAAGCGTCACCTGCTAAACCGCCAACAAGTGTGTTCCTAACGCCTGTGGTCATTACATTACCTGATGCATAACCTACAGCAGTATTATATGCATCAACTCCTGCATTTAAACTGTCTAATGAAGCATAGCCAATTGCTACGTTGTAGCCGTTAGCATCTTCAGATTGTAAAGCACCAAAACCTACGGCTACATTCCTATCTCCAGTAGTAATCGCAGTACCTGCATTATCTCCTATTAAAGTGTTGTATTGTGCGCCAGAAACAATGCTGTTACCTGCGGTTGCACCAAAGCGTACGTTAGAGGTTCCTGCTG